ATATTCAAGCACAAGCGACAAACGCAGTTCTAACCAAGGTCAATGAGCGTCAGGTTTATCAGACCATGGAGGGCGAGGCTTACAAGACCACAAACATTTCAGGAACATTCCAGTTGGATATGTTGGCAGATTGGGGCAAGGCAAACTCAGTTTGTGAGGCTCTATGGACTGCTGCTGAAACTGCACCAGATACAGACATCAGCATGACACTTACAGCTGCATCAGGAGCACAATTCGTGTTTCCAGTAAAGCCGGAGTTTCCAACTGCCGGTGGTTCAGGTATTGATGCTCAGACAGTATCATTCACATTCACAGTATCTAAAGGCGCAGTAACCGAAACCTTTAGTTAAAAAATAAAACGGGAGCAAACAAATGAAGTTACCAATTACAATTGAATATAACTCAGGTGAGCAAGCAACTTACATTGCCCAACCACCTGAGTGGGCGAAATGGGAAAAGCAGACAGGAAACACTATTGGTCAGGCATCCGAGAAGTTGGGTATTTGGGATCTTATGTTTCTTGCTTATCATGCACATAAGCGTGAACTTGCAGGAGATAAGCCCATCAAACCAATGGATATTTGGATGGAAACAGTAGCGGATGTCATCGTTGGTGATGCAAACCCAAAAGCCATAAAGCAGGAAGCCTAAACAGATTATTGGTTGAGTTGGCAATTGCCACAAAAATACCAATGAGTGAATGGGTTGATGCGGATGACATATTAACAGCGATCGAGATATTGGAGGCAAGGAATGGCTAAAGAAACCATTGCATACAATAAAAACGATCTGCGTGATATTTACAAGGCTTTCAAACTTATGGATGATCAAGCAACAGAGGAAGCAAGAACTCAATCTGCTGCTTTGGCGTATTTTGCATCAGAGGAAATTAAACAGGCAGCTAGGACTAGAACAAAGAGTGGCAAGGTTGCGCAAAGAGTCGCAGATGGCGTTAGCATCTCTAAGTCCAGCAAAATCGGTGAGTTCCGTTATGGTTTCGCAAGACAAAAGTTTTCAGGTGGTGCTACAACGCAAACCCTATGGGGTGGAGTTGAGTTTGGATCTAATAAGTTCAAGCAGTTCCCTACATATTCAGGACGGCAAGGCAGAGGTTCAAGAGGTTGGTTTATCTATCCAACCCTTCGCAAAATTCAGCCTGAATTGATTAACAAATGGGAACAGGCTTTCAATCGCATTATTAAGGAATGGGTCTAATGGCAACCGGTAATCGCACATTAAAGTTATCAATCCTTGCCGATGTTGATGACTTAAAAAAGAAGCTAGGCGAAGCGGACAAAGCGGTCGAAAGTAATTCAAGCAAAATTTCAGAATTTGGCAAGAAGGCTGCTGCTGCATTTGCAGTCGCTGCTGCTGCTGCCGTTGCCTATGGCACTAAATTAGCCGTTGATGGGGTCAAGGCTGCCATTGAGGATGAGGCTGCTCAATTAAGGTTGGCTGCTGCCCTACGCACCGCCACAGGGGCAACTGATGACCAAATAAGGGCAACTGAGGCTTATATCTTAAAGACATCTTTAGCAACTGGTGTGGCTGATGACCAACTTCGTCCAGCAATGCAGAGATTAGCGGTTTCGACAAAATCAACTGAGGAAGCCCAAAAATTATTAAACCTTGCTTTAGATATTGCTAAAGGTCGAGGATTAGAACTTGAAACTGTTGCCAATGCTTTAGGCAGGGCTCAGGATGGAAACACCACAGCTCTAGGCAGATTGGGACTTGGTTTATCTAAAGCAGAATTATCAACCTTATCTTTTACTCAGGTTCAAGAAAGATTATCTGATCTTTATGGTGGAGCAGCAGCTGCTAATGCAGAAACATTTCAAGGAAAGATTGATCGCTTAAAAGTAGGATTTGATGAAGCCAAAGAATCCTTGGGTGTCGCTTTACTTCCAGCCGTTGAAAGTTTTATTGGATTCTTAAATGAAACAGGCATTCCAACCCTAAATGCATTTATTGCAGGATTGACTGGCGATCAAGGATTAAGTGCAGGACTGGCACAAAGCCAAAAGGGTGCTGAAACATTTGGCAAAGCAATTGGCGGACTCGCAGATATATTAAAAGGCTTGCTTAACTTTATTCGTGAAGTTATTGGCGGATTGACAGAGTTAGCAAATCAAGCAATCAGAGTTGTTAATATTATTAAGCCCGGAGGAGATGTTGGATATATTCCAAATGTATCTCCAAGTGCAAGTCAATTAGGAATGCTTGGCGCAGCATCATTGCCAGCAGTTCCTGCAAATGTTCGTGAAAATCGAACAACAGTTACTAATGTTACAGTTCAAGCCGTCGATTCTGAAGGTGCTGCTAGAGCAGTTGCTAAGGTCATTAATCAGAGTTCATCAAGATCAGTTCCACAGCTCTATAACAGCGGCATCACTAGAGCGAGATAATGTCAGTCTTTACGCCTGAATATAAGTTAAGCATCAATGGTGTGGAATACACCGATGTTGCCATTTCTGATATAGCCCATCAAGCAGGGCGTGAGGATATTTACGCACAGCCAACGCCATCTTATATTCAAATCGCATTAGTGGCTTTGAATAATGAAAACTACAATTTCCAAATTAATGACGGAATAGCACTACAGGTCAAAGATAGCACCAATGTTTTTAGGACTTTATTTGGTGGCAACATCACAGATATCACAACCGAGGTTGCATCAGCAAGTAGCATTGCAGAAACTTTTACTTATACGATAATCGCTTTAGGTTCATTGGCTAAACTGCCAAAAGTTATTTATGACGGCACATTGGCTAGAGATGATGATGGCGACCAGATGTTTGAATTGCTTGCTGATCTATTCTTGAACAATTGGAATGAAGTGCCAGCAGCTGAAACTTGGTCAGGTTATGATCCAACAGTTACTTGGGCAAATGCTGAAAACTTAGGACTTGGCGAAATTGATCGCCCAGGAGTTTATGAAATATCAAACCGAGGTGCGAATCCTGATACTGTCTATAACATTGCAAGCCTTATTGCTGACAGCGCATTTGGTGTTTTGTATGAGGACAACGAAGGTCGCATTGGATATGCCGATGCTGTTCACAGGCAGAATTATCTTGCCAACAATGGTTACACAGAGATTTCAGCAAATACAGCCTTTGGAGCAGGATTAAAGGTTTTGACTAGGGGCGCAGATGTGCGAAACGATGTGTTCTTAAATTACGGCAACAATTTTGGTTCACAGGTAAGCGCAATTGATTTAGACAGTATTGAGGTATTTGGTTATCGAGGCGAAACAATTAATACAGTCTTGCATGATGCCACTGATGCTCAAGCTGTCGCTAATCGGTTCATATCTTTGAGATCTTATCCAAGAGCCTTATTTGACAGCATTACATTTCCATTGACCAACTCAGCCATTGATGATGCAGACCGAGATGCCCTGCTTGGCATCTTTATTGGTCAGCCAATACGAATAACAGACTTGCCTATTCAAATAGCACCAACTCAACAGTTTGAGGGGTATGTTGAAGGCTGGCGTTGGAGCACTAGGTTCAACGAACTATTTCTAACCATAAATCTGAGTCCGATCGAATTTTCAACTGTTGCCTTACAATGGGAGCAGGTATCAGCCTCAGAGGCTTGGAACACTCTAAGTGGTACACTTACATGGGAAAATGCGATTGGAGCAGTAGCCTAATATGGCAAACACAACAAATTTTAATTGGGAAACACCGGATGACACAGATCTGGTTAAGGATGGCGCAGCTGCTATTCGCACACTTGGTTCAGCAATTGATACTTCTTTGGTTGATCTCAAGGGTGGAACAACCGATCAAGTATTGGCAAAAAATTCCAATACTGATATGGATTTCAAATGGGTTGCACAAGATGATAGCAACGCAATTCAAAATGCAATTGTTGATGCTAAGGGAGATATTGTTGCAGCCTCTGCAAATGATACTCCCGCACGCCTTGCAGTGGGAACAAATGGTCATGTATTAATTGCAGCAAGTGGAGAAACAACAGGATTGAAATGGGGAGTTGATCCGACTACTGATGTAATTACAACAGCAGGAGATTTACTTTATGGAACTGCTGCCGATACTGTTGCAAGATTAGGAATTGGAACTGCCGGTCAAGTGTTAAAAGTTAATTCTGGTGCAACTGCTCCTGAGTGGGGAACTGCTGCAAGTGCTGGTGGTTGGACTGAATTAGCATCAGGATCTATTGCAGCAAGCGCAACAGGTTTTGATTTGCAAAGCATTGACCAAACTTATAGAGAATTAGTTTTGGTTGTTAATGCTTTGAGTGTATCAAATGGCGCAGGATACAATAATGGTATCCGTTGCAATAATGATAGCGGAACAAATTATTCTGCCGTAACAGTGTATCCAAGTGCGGTCCAAAGTAATGCGGGTGTATCTTCTGGAATAGTTGGCGCAAATGAGGATACTGGCACAAAGCACACTTTAATTGTTAAGATTACGAATTACACCGATACAACCAGTCCTAAATTAATGGTTTCTCAATTTAACGCTTTTGATGCAAGCAAGCCTCAGTTTGGTATGCAATTTTGGCACAATTCAACACCAGCAGCAATTGACCGCTTACAATTAGTAAGCATTGGTGATACTTATGATGGCGGAACTTACAAACTATATGGGGTGAAATAATGTTTATACAAGAGCATAATTGCGAAACTGGCGAGATTACTTTAAGAAATTTAACTGCCGAGGAAATTGCACAAAGAGAAAAAGATATTGCAGATTTTGTGGCACAAAAAGCCGAAGCCCAAGCAAAGGCTCAGGCTAAGGCTGAGTTACTTGAGCGTTTAGGCATTACCGAGGATGAAGCAAAACTCCTCCTTGCGTAATGAAACCTTTTTTATCTAAAGCTGCCGTTCAACTCCGGGAACAGATTGATGATTCATTCCCGGATCGCAGCCGTAAAAGTGATGGATGGATAGCCTCGGCACAACATCAAATGCGATCAAAGGTTTCGGATCATAACCCATTGCCTTCGGGTGAGGTTTGTGCCATTGACATTACAGCTGATTTAGGTCAAGCCGAGGGCATGTCTGCTTACCTTGCCGATCAGATTCGACTTGCTGGCAAAACAGATAAACGAATCAAATATGTAATACATAATCATCATATTGCCAGCAAACTCTTAAATTGGCGTTGGCGTAAATACAAGGGCATCAATCCACACACTAAGCACATCCATATTTCATTCCACCCAAAACAAACAGGAGAGTTTTTTAACATCCCACTACTAGGAGGCAACGCATGAAACTATCCAACAAACACAAGGCTGCTATTAAGTCATATTTAAGAGCTGTGGCTGCTTCCGGCATTACTGTCTTATTGGCAATTGTTGCTGACATCCGACCAGAGTTTGCAATCCTTGCTGGAGCATTGGTTGCACCATTGGCAAAAGCATTAGATCCAAAATCAGGGAACGAAGCTGATTATGGACTTAATGCGAAATGACAGCCAACGAATGGGTTGGTATAGCCGTTGGCGTATCCGCCATATCAACAAGTTTATTGCTGGGTCTGCGCTGGGTTATTAAATCCTACTTACAAGAATTGAAACCCAATTCTGGAAGTTCGATCAAGGATCAAATTACAAGACTTGAACAGCGTGTCGATGATCTGTTTGTCTTAATCAGTAAGCGATAATTTTAATTATGGCGAACACTCGAAAACCTATCAAACGCAAAAAGATCAATCGTCGTGTCGTTCGCCAAACTCCTGAGCCATTAAGCAAGATCGATCAGCATTACACCGCATTACACGAATGCTACAAAGCAGCTAGAAAAGCAGGATTTACGCCTGAACATGCTTTCTGGCTTATGACTGAACATAAGACATTCCCTGATTGGATTGTGGGCGATGGTGGGATAATCCCATCCATAGATCCAACTGACGATGAGGATGACGATTAATTAAAGCCAACCGCAGGTATCTTGTAACGCCAGATTTACAGATTCCATTGCACCATCCAAAGGCAGTTTCAAATCTGATTAAAATGGCAAGGCATGAGAAGTTTGATTTTGTATTAAATGTTGGTGATGAAATGGATCTTGGTTCGCAAAGCCGTTGGGCAAAGGGGACAAAGTTAGAGTTTGCCGAAACCCTTGATGAGGAAAGAAAACTTGGTCAAGAAATACTTTACGATCTAGGCACGACCGATATTGTCAGATCGAATCACACAGATAGAATTTACCAAACTTTGCTCAAGGGTGCGCCATCACTTATTGGATTGCCGGAATTGGCTTATGAGAAGTTTATGGATTTCAGCAGCTTAGGCATCAAATTCCATAAGCGAGCCTACGAGTTTGAAAAGGGCTGGCACTTGGCTCATGGCGATGAAGGCAACATGTCTAAGCATGCAGGTATAACTGGTCTTAATTTGGCTAAAAAGTGGCATTCTAGCGTAGTTTGTGGGCATAGCCATAGGCAGGGTGCAGTCCGACACCAAACTGGCTTAAACGGCCGTTATTCAACGATTTGGGGCATTGAGGCTGGACATCTCATGGATATGCGTAAGGCTAGTTATTTGAAATATAATTCAGCAGATTGGAATATGGGCTTTACTGTGCTTAGTTTTGGCAATAAAGGGCATCAAGTCGAATTGATTCCGGTCAATCATGACGGATCATTCACCTATAATAGACGGACTTATGGGTCTTGAAACCGATTATCACGAACGCACGATTGATGACCATATCGATGATTTTGAGGATATTAGCGTTATCTAATCGTTATACAACACTCCGAAAGAAAATAACCAAGCGTCCTTGATCTAGGTCATACTTTATGCATCACCCACAAGATATGTGGAGGATATGTAAGGGAGCAACATGGATCTATATGGGGAACTGAGAGATTTTGGCTATCTCTGGCTATTAGGAATGACAGCTGCTGCAATTTGTTGGTGGCTCGTTTTAGAGATTAGAGATACCGCATTCCAGAATGGTTACTGGAAGGGTCGTGCGGATGGCTGGAACATGCACCGCAGAATGATTACCATTAAGCAGCAGTCAGATGAAGTCTTTGATTATGACAAAAACTGAGCAGTTATTTGATGAGGTCATCACTACGATTCAACAGCGTGGCAGTGTCTACGGACATCCTTACTATAACCACAAGCGAATTGCAGGTCTTTGGTCTGCTTATCTCGACTTTCCAATTACACCACACCAAGCTGCACTATGCATGGCATTGGTCAAGGTTTCTAGGCTTAGTGAAACCCCAGATCATTACGACAGCATCAAAGACTTCATTGCCTATGGATCTGTCTATAAAACTGTGCTTGATGCCGTCCAAGATGAAAACTGGGAGGATTAACAATGGCATTTAAATTAGATGATTACGAGGATGTAGCAACTCTCAATAAATGGTTTATTAGCAATTATCCGATGGGTAGATCAGATCTATCAGTCATAAGCCATGATCCGGAAAAGGGTTATATCTTGATCCAAGCAACAATTTGGCGAGATAGTAAAGATGCTGCTCCGGCAGTTTCTAATGTGGCGTTTGGATCTAGGGAAACTTATATCCCTAACATGAAAAAGTTTTATGTTGAGGATACTGCGACAAGCGCATTAGGTAGAGCAATCATTCTACTTAAAGGCTCTGACAAAACTGCCACCAGAGATGACATGCAAAAGGTAGAAAGCAATCCATCATTTAAGGAGAAGCTAGAAAGCCGCCAAAATATGTATGGCAAACCAGGAAGCAAGTCAGCACAAATTGAAACAATCTTAAGAGATAGTTTTGCAGCTGATAAGAAAGAGCCTGAACCTGTTGCCTGGTCGGTTGGTGAAGTAGTTGCTGAAATAGGTGCATCAATACCTAATGAGCCACCTGCATGTCAGCATGGTCATATTCTTAAAGAGGGAATCTCTAAAGGAGGTAAGCCTTATTATGGTTATGTTTGTAAAGCAAAAGAATGTCCGCCTAATTGGGCAACACTTACCGCTAATGGAAAATGGTATTTCAAAGGAGGTGAATAAATGGGTGAATTACAAATAATTGACGGCTCTGGCTTAACTGCCACCTTTACAGATGACGGAGTAAAAGTAGAGCCATCAATGGTTACTTGCGACTTATGCAACGATGACAGATTACTTCATGAGGGCGATCTGCTTCGATGCTATTCCTGCCACGCAATAAACCGAATTCCGTATCATGCCTAATTACGATTACATGTGCGATGGTGAGGGGTTAGTGATTCTATTGGATTTACCAATGGATCATAAAATCCCTCATTGTCAAGTATGCAATGCACCTTTAAGGCGTGTCTTTACAGCTGTGCCAACGATCTTTAGAGGGACTGGATGGGCTGGCAAAGATGGTTAATTTTAGATGTAACTTCTGTTCAGCCAATACTGAGTTTCTATGGCTTGACGGATATCCCGAAGCTGATGGCTTTAGAGTTTATCAATGCGTGAAGTGTTGCGCTGTGGGAACAAAGAATCTAGCAGAATCAACTGACACTCAAGAGCCTGTAATGCGCTGCACTAAGTGTGGGTCTTGGATGTTTGCAGATAAGGAGTGCCATACATGTGCGCTGATCATGACGAAATGACGCATCAAATTAATTGGGCTTATCAGAATGAATTGCGTAAGCAATGGTTATTAGATAACCCAGATGCACAATACATAGGATGGATGTCGATATGAATACCGGTCAATGCGAAGGTTGCAAGATTACAGCTGTATTAGTTGATGGGGTTTTATGTGAAAGGTGTGATGATTCGACTTGCCGTCTGACCTGCGGTTATGCCGAAGGATTTGGAAGCGTATGCTACCCTTAAACGCAAATTCGCTTTCAGAGCGAAAGGGCGATCTGCGAAGCAGAAAGATCGCAAGGTTTGGTTTGGTGATACCTCTGTTCATAGTCTTGAACATAAGCCTTTTACAAGACGATTCCGTTGCTTCATTAGATAGAACTAATCATTACAGACAATGGGCTTTCATACAGCTTAACAATGTAGAGCAATTTCATTGTTTAGATGAATTGAATTTCAAAGAATCAAGATGGAATCCTAAAGCTAAGAATGGTAGTCATCATGGTATTCCGCAAGGTAGATCTAAATGGTTGGCTACTGTTGATGGATACAAGCAGATTGATTGGCAATTAAAATACATAAAGAAGCGATACGATAATCCTTGCAATGCTTTACAACATCATAAGATTAAGGGATGGTATTGAGTAAATCAGCTCTTAGATCAACCGGATCAACAAGGCATTGGAGATCTATT